ATTTATTTAAGTAAGAATGCTAGAAATCATTCTTCTTCATAAACTCACGCATGTTAAGTGCTGTACTCACTGTATCCTGCGCTTCAGGTTCTTGCGCAGAAATACTACTATTTCGTTTTAATTGATCTACTAGGCTACTTGTGGTAACAGTCATTGCATCGTCGTCGTCGTCATCTAAATCTTCAATACGTAATGTGTCAGGATTAAATTTTAAATCCACTTTACTACCGACACCACTACTGCTACGTGTTTTCATAAACTGTATTTGATATCTACCACGTTCTCTCATAGCATTACTTGTAAATATACCTACAACATTATCTGCTGTTTGTATTTTACTAATGCCGCCTGCAATATGACTATGATCGAACTCAATCTCTTCTACAGCACTCCTGCCTAACTGCGATGCTGTTACTAATAATATATCTCGTTCAGAAGCCAAATTGCGTAATTCTTCGGATACATACTTGTCTTTCACGTATAGATTTTCAGGTGATATCTTAGCACTGATAGGCATCATCAAATCTAAGTAATCCACTAACACTGCATCCACTTTTATATCACTGTTAATCTCGTATTCTCGAATAAATGCTCTAATATCATTTGTATTAATTCCACTAGGCATTTGTTTTACTCTAAACTTTCCTGCGCCTTTGCCTTTCATTCGGACTTTTAAGTCTACATCATCCATATTTTTCATAATTTCTCTGGCGCCGTAACCACTAACCATACTGTCCAGTCTCATACTAATAAGTGGCTCACTAAGTTCTAAACTTATGTATACAACATTAAGTCCAGCTAAACTCCAATTAACACCAAAGTTCTGTAAAAACAAACTTTTGCCTGCGCCCGATCCTCCTGCGAATATTGTTATTTCGCCTCTGTTCAGGCCACCGTATAATTTTCGATCAATGCCTTGCCAACCTGTGCTAACTGCACCTGATTGACTTTTGATATACTGCAATCTTTCCTTAGGATTTTCAAAATACTCTAAACCTAAATCTTTGACTAGTCCAACTTGTACAGCCTCTTTAATTTTAGTTTCTACTGTACCGTAATCTTGGTTCTCTAAGAGATCTGTACTTTCAAGAATTGCTTTTTCTAGTGCTTTATGTCTACAAAACTGTTCGAAGTTATCTAGGAACCATTCTATATGATTTTCATTGATTCCTTCAATACGTTCTAGTTCCACTCCGGTCTTTGCAGTTATTTGATCAATGGTAGGAATACTATTGTATTCGTTAGCATGATCTTGTAAAAATCCAACAGTTTCCCTAAAGCGTCTATTAAACATCTCCGGTTGCACTATATTACTTACACGTATAAACAACTCAGGATCTGTTACTAAAAACTTTAAATATAACTCTTGTATTTCTTCTGTGTATTCCTGCATTTTAAACTACTGCCTCTTAGAAAGTATTCTAGTCAATTCTTCTTTAATGTATGATGCTATCAGTTGATTGCCTTCTTGGTTTGGATGACCGTCTTCAAACCTGTGGTCTACAGATGCCGATGTTAGAGGTTGCGCCCAATTATCTAAATCGACTAACCCCATTAGTATTCTCATATAATCCACACTGATCCCAGCAACGTCATTCATCATTTGTAATACATTTGACCCTATTGACATTGACGTAAACAGATAGGGGACTCCTGCATCTTTTAAATAATTTTGCAAAAATAGCACTTTTTGTAAATACTCGATCTGCAAATTATTCTTATTCCACGTATATTTTAACATATCGCTTACTGCTAGTAAAGACTTTTGATGCATCTTATTATCTTCTATCTTGTTTTGTAAATAAGCGTTGTCTACATGGCTGTCATACAAAAAATTATTGTTTAAAAAACGGGCACCCTCCCTAGTTTCAAACACGCATTCGCCTGTACAATAATTTATATAGTCTGCCACCAAATCACTATAAAATTCGTGGCGGAATATACTAGAAAATTGTATTACAGCTATCGTATCGTCAGTACCGTTTTTTTCTAACCATTCCACTGTCTGTCTAATTATTTTATCGTTGCTGTTTCCAGGTAGAGAAATATTATGCAATTCATAATCACTGGAATCGCTAATAAGGTTGGGCCACAAAAACCCCTCATCCTTAGAAGGACAATGCAAATCTTCTGCTGTTTCGCCGTCTACAATATGCACTAAATCTGCTCCGGCACTAAAACTGCATCCACTAACTAATAATCTCATAACATCTTTGCCTGTACTTGTGCCTTAATCTTGTTATCTACTGCATACTTAATTATGCTGGATAAGGTTAACAACCTACCATATTTTTGTAAAGCGTCGGCAGCGTCTTTGATGTCTTTTTCCCATGGAGGAAAACTTACTTCCCATCCTAATTCCAGTGCTTGCTCTATTAATTGCTTACCTGGTTGATCTCTGTCAGGACACAGTATAACACGCTTACCCAGTTTATCTATTAAATGTGCTTGCTCTGCTGTAACACTGTTACCTAATACACTTATACTGTCTATTAATACTGCATCTAGCACACCTTCTGTGACTACTACAATTTCACGCTGGGTATCAACGAACTTGTCAATATTAAACACATACCCAGGTGGCATATTACTAAGATATTTAGGAGTCTTCTTGTCTAAAGGATTCACATGCCTGGACGTCCAACCAATCAAATTACCGTTATACATGAACGGCACTACTAATCGCTTGCTGTACTGTAATTTTAATTCAGTATTGTAGCCAAAATACAGTAGCGTTTTACCGAGCAAACCTCTTTCTCTAGCATACTGCTTAACATCATGGTCATCGGGTAGTAAATCAATTGTAGTTGCATTCTCGGGTAATTCTATAGTTTCAAACTTAGAAGCACTATACACATATTCGCCTGTGTCCTCTACATCCAATTCCTCACCGTACTTCATCAAATTCATAATTGTATCATGTATTTGTTTGTCCGGGACAGCTAATGCTGATAGTAATTTTTTGTACTTTATACCTAATCTAGGACTCGGTGACCATCCTGTAGTGTAATCACAATTGAAGCAATGGTAACTAATCTTAGGTCCTGTTTGTCTGATGCCACCTCGTTTGCGCTTATCATCGCATATAGGACAATTAAGCGTAATCCAGCCGCTTGGAGTTTTACCGGATTTAATAGGTAAATTATCCAATAACAGTCGATGTACTTGTTCTACTAAGTCATGGTGTTGCATAAAACAATTATAACACCTTAAGGGAGAAAGTCAACTAATTTCTAAGAAGTATTTTATCAACGGAGCCTGATGTTTTCACAAACTCTACACGTATCCAGTTAGTATTAATTGTAAAATTAAAAGGATCGACTCCTGAAAAAGCAGTTGTGTAAGGAATAACACTCTGGCCGAAATCACCTTGCGGATTAATGTTATACCAATCGCTTTCCTGTGTAGGTGTAGACTCTAACGCACTGCCCTGAATTTGTATTTTACCAACAAACTCGTTAAGATAGAACCCAATCGTGTGTCGACTATGTCTGTAATTCTTAGCCTGGTTTCCATACATAGCACTAGTGACAAATTTGTCTTCGGCATCACCTAATGTAACATTACCTGTTTGTATAAAAGATACACTTGATTGGCTAGGTAACGGATGATATTCTAACGGACTTTTTATTTCAAACTGTGTAATTACACCTTCATTTTGATTAGCATAAAGTGCATACTGTGATTGTCCCGAATCTGCGCTTTTTGATATAGCCATTTTGTAAAAGCCCGGTCTTAGATCAGTTAGATCACCTGTGCTTAAATCTAAACGTACTTCCCCCACAGAATCAGCTACGTGCGTTAATTGTTTGAACATAACTCGAGTATTTGTATTCGGATCTATGACTGTGATATACAATGTTTCAGATGAAACGTCTTGTAATACCCTATCTCTATTCCTAATAAAGAAATTCACTGTGTTAGTAAATCCTTTTTGCACGACTATTGATGTTTGATTCATTGGTTTGTTATCCACCTTGATTGTATCGCTAGAAAGAACCAAGTCAATTGACTGATTTTCCAACAAATATAAAATTTTGGCATTATTATTTGACATATCATGTTCTCTGTACCATTCTTTGTATAGTATTTATCTCCTGCATATAAATATTACTGATGACAAGTAATGATGATTTACAAAAAAAATTCCCTTTCTTAACGTGCATTATCTTCAATAACGCAGAATATGTTGGTATAGTTCAGAACAAAGACAATCATATAATAAGTTTTTATGATATAGAGAAGTGTGCAAACAATAAAGAAAAACGACTCATGTTAGACCATGGCGACCTATGGTGGTGGGAGAGCAACCGGCTCTTACCGATAGATGTATTTTTATACACTGAGATGAAGTCATTCAAACATACCTTAAGATCATTTATGGTGAAAGAAGTTGAAGTTGTCTTTGGCCCTGTAACCAGTATGCAGAATATTTTAAAGAAAAGAATCAAGCGCCGCACTGTGCAGCTAGTTAAAAAAGTAGACTAAGTTAACCCCTCGCAAATCAAGTTTAATTGCACAATAATTGCTGTTGCAAACGCAATTGCATGCGCCTTCTTAAAATAATACTCACCACTTACGGGTTTATCCCACACTGTTTTGACAATTTCTTCAAACGACTCGCCTATTAAATGCTTTTTAGCAGGACGTATAATAGCCAATATCATCGCCAATTGTTCTACATTTACAGGTTTATAGTCTTTAACTATGTGGGCATAGTTGTTAATGTGATATAACTGACTGACAACCTCTGCATGCAGTAGTAGGTCCCACATAGGCTCAGTATTTAATAGCTTATCTAAATGTGTTTCATCACGAACGGTTTGATAGATAGTGTTATTTAAAAAATCTACTTTGAAATATCCAGCTTTTTCAGCTTCTTTATGATCTATGGTACTGTAGCCCTTTAAAGGAAAAGTTGGTATAGGCTGGAAATAAACGCCAGTCTTATGCTTCTCAAATTCTGAGTCACGCTTTATAGCAGCAGGTATATGGTTGATCAAGTTCAAGAACTTGTCTCTATCAGCCATATCGATATCTACATCAAAATTAATCTGCATTTTTCATCTTATTAAGCATTTGAACATTTTCAAACAGTGAGCGTAATTCATTGTCTTCGGGTAAGTTATTAATTGTTTCAATTAGTGCATCAAGTAACTTAATTTTTTGCTCGTCGATTTTTGCACTTCCTACGTATAAAGAGTTATCTAGTTCTATAGTGTCACTAGAAGTGGGACCGGTTAGGATAATATCATCTAGATTCAATGTATTCAAATCAAAGGATGTAATAGTATCAGTATACATTGAATCGTGTGTAGAAATACTTAAAGGTGAGTCTACTGTAACAACGTTAAAATCTAACGGGTAATATGGGTCATTGGGGTCATGCATATAAATTACTCCATTTTATTAATTTCTTTTGCTTCGCTATTTTACGTTCTTCTATATGGTCGTCGGTGACATAGCCGTGCTGTTTTAGTAATTCTATCATTAGTATAACATCACCGATCTCATCCTGCAAGTTATTTAAGTATTTTGTTTTTCCGTTACTGCGGATAACTTTACTACAGGCTTGTATTAATTCGCCGCATTCTTCCATAGTGTTAACTAATAATTCAACTTGTCTTTCCATATTATAACTCCTCATATAAAAGGGCGTCCATGCCCTAGTAATCAATTAAGATTCGCCATCCCAAGGATCGCCGTTATTACATAAGTCTTGCCATGCTGTTTCCTCAAAGGAAGCTACACCAGTAGGTTCATACCAATCACATTGATTGTATTGACCATCGCCTGTGACATCACAATCACGGTACCAAATTTGATCATCGAACGTGTAACCATTTTCATGCAACTCATGCGCTTCACACCATTCCTGTGTTCCCTTCGGATTTGGATTTGGTGTGTATGGTGGTGCATCGACCTTTGTAGAAGGCCACAACTTTTTAAATTGTACGGTCTTCTGGTAAGGATGATAACTGTACAAGTTATCTTGTTGGGTGATAAAGACCTTCTCATCCTCACCAACAGTGTACACTTCACCATTACCATATTCGATAACGGTTTGTGCACTAGCACTCAAACTAACGAGTGTCAAACATAGTAGTAAATACTTCATATATTGTCTCCTGTGTGTTAATTACCACGACATGCATTCACGTGAACGCATGTATCGTAACCCCTACACAGTACTGCAAATTAAATTTCCTTATTTTTAAACTCTTCTGCAAGTGGGAATATCTTTGCAATAACATCTGCTACAACATGGGCAATATCCATATGCTCTTGTTGTGTACCATTGGCCCCACGTAACTCAATGTAATGAATCCAACTACGCAACGTACCGTTAACGTACAGCCTGCTTAACGTGTTTCCTTCCGGTAGTACTGCTCTTGCCTGCTCTTTAGCAATACCGTTGCTTACAGCCCACGTATAAGCGTCTGTGGCGGCTTTTATCACTTCCCGTTGGCGTTTATGCCATTCGATTTCTAAGCCGTCATTGTCTGATTTAATGCTGTTCTGTCTATTCTTAGGATCTTGTAATCGTGCTTCACGAGTCATAAAGTCTAAGTCCTGTGTTGGGTCAGCATAACGTTGACTAAACTCCTGGAAACTAAAACTTCTATGACGTAGCAATTGTCTTGCTATGTCTCTGGTTGTTTCTACTTCCAAACAAACGCTCACCATTTCAAGTGGGGACCAGTGCTTGTGTTTCATCAAATACTTTACAAGTTTTTCATTTGTTAGTTTATTGTTTTGATTATCTGGATTACTTACTCTTGCACAGTATGCAACTAAATCTAATGCTGAATCACTGTGATCCGGCGCTTGACTATGACTGATTAATTTTACTTTCATATATTTGCATCCTTGCATGCTTGTTTAATTGTTTCGACTTCCGCCTTGTTGGTTTTAAAGACTTTCATCCAAAAAGGAGGATCGATCAGTTCTTTAATCATTTCAACTTGCTCCGAAGACAGTCTTGTTAAAAGTTGATCTCCTGTGTTACACAGGTATAATACCCAAGGGCTAATTTTTGCAGCTCGGATATCATATACAGCTCTAGGCGAGGAAACTGTAGCAAAATAATCTTGCCAACTGTAGTCGCTTTCCTTGCTCCATTCTGCAAGATATATAATTGTGCGTTCTAGTGCTTTTAGTCCGGGTTCTTTTTTTAAGAACTCCCTCAAATATGTTTCATATTGTTTGTCGCTGGGCCAATCTTTTAATTTAATGCCGTTCTTTATAAGCCACTCTGTGTAAAGTTCTGGACTCATCCATTCATTTAATTTGCAAGCTCTTCCGAATTTGACAAACGCCTCATAGTACTGACTTTGTATAAAGTCTTCCATACTTTTAGGCTTAGTTGCAGATGTATTCATCTCATAAAACATTTGAAAGGCCCTATGGCCCAAGCGTACATGGCTCAAATCTTTATCGGACCAGCGTCTTTTTTTAACACACATATGTGCACTTAGAGTACGCTCGGTAGTAAAGGACTTTTTACACCACTTGCATTCCATTACTTGAACACTTCCTTTATTTCTTTATTAGACATACCTGCAGACATAGCAAGGTCTTTTAGTTCTTCGTCTGTATTAATCGACAGTAACAAATCGACTTCGTCCTGTTTGAGGTGCGGTAGCAGATCTGCTATAAATTGAGAACGCTTGTTCTTTTTACGCTTGCTATTGGGAGGCTTAATATAAGGATGATTCTGCACTTTACCGATTCCGGCGGCTGTAAATAATAGCCACTGTAATTCGGGATGTTTGCTAACATCACTAAACTTGTGATTTACAAGCTCGTTAACCATCCACAAATAGTCAGGTGCACATGCACCTTGTACACTACTTGCATACCTCATCATCATCCATGCGCTGAATGCTTTTTTCTTTTCATCAGTTAACTTATTATACCATCCTCTGTCTTTTTTGTCAATTGCTTTCATGACTTCTGATAAAGGTATTTGGGGTGCTTTAGCCATTAATAATGCCTATGTAATGTGATTCGCCGTTGCTTACAGACTCTACCCAATCAACATCACTGTTCTCATTAGCAGAGTCGCTAACATACTTATAACAACGGAACTCGACACCTGCTGATTTACAGGCTTTTGCAATTGCGTATGCTTCCATTTCTACTACATCTGCTGGAAGTTCTAAGTTAGAATCCATTACAAAATCATCTCCGGTGCTACAAGTATACCCTTCACCCAAACTGATCAGATTAGGCTCTGGGGCAACTACAGCATCTAGTGTTTCAGGACATCGATCCCTGTCACGCTCTACAAAGTTTTTTATTTCATATAATCCAGTACCCAAAGTAATACCTCCGCAAGTACCAAAATTCCAAACACGTTTCGGCTTATACCGCTCAATTAGTGTTGCCGCGGTGATAGCGGCATTAACTTTGCCTACTCCAGTAAAAAATACACTGGGCCATGTTGCCATCTCTGGCGCTTCTGCTTCTAATGCAATTAAAATTATATCATTCATCATCGTACTCCAGTAGCGAAACACACTTGTATCCGCTATCTACAATTTTAGTAGAGCCGCCTAATACAGGAAGATCAATAACAGACAAAATCATTATATCCTGCTTAGGTATGCGCCACTCTTCGTGTATTAAACTTGCACATGCTATAGCTGTGCCGCCGGTGGCAATTAAGTCATCAACAACAAGTACTTTGCCGTGTATAGGAGACATTTCCTGTATGTGTAACTCTGCAGAACCGTATTCCAACTCGTACGATTTGTTAACGGTATTATTTGGCAGCTTGCCCGGCTTTCGTGCCATTACAAAAGGAATAGTCAGTTTATTTGCTAACGGTGCACCGAATACAAACCCTCTGCTTTCAATACCCACAACACAGTTAGCAGAAAACTGTCTTGCAACTTCTTCTAACGCATGTAATGTTAAAGAAAATCCAGTTGGGTGTTCTAACAGACTAGTTATATCTTTAAATTGTATACCGGGTATCGGGAAATCTGGTACTGTTCGAATATATTGATCGAGATAATTATGGTTATAGGTCATCAAAATATCCATTCTCTTCTAAATATTCTTCAGAGTACAGATCATATTTGTCGTGCCATTTTTTATTCATATAGCCGACAGATGCGTAGTAGCCTTTACCAGTTGTGTCTGCGTAATCGAACTCAGCTTCTAATTCCTCTTTGTTATACCATACACGTTCTACGATGTCTGCAATAGTTGTTTCAACAGAACTAAAACACACCTTATCTGCATCAAAATCTTCACCTTCGGTTTCTACAAACCAGCAACCGAAGTTCCCCTTCTCTCCACTATGAAACGCTAAGACAGGAATTAAATCATCGTCATCTGTGTCTGGAATTTCAACATTGTGGTATGCTTCTCTGCTGAAAAGATGATTAGCTTCGAAATTTTGATCATTGTCGTAATCATAATCATCGGATCCGTCTGCAGGAACTTCATACGCTACCCACTGACCGTCTGAGTATGCGCCGTTGACGTGTTCAACATCGTCAGTATCGAACCAAGCATTAAAATCCTCATCTATCTCTGGAGCGGCAGTATCTCTGCCATCTTCTGTATCCCATTCGTAGCTATTGATATGGTCGATTAAATCGCCCTCGTCAGCCTCTTGGTCTAACCAATAATCCACAAAGTCCGAATTAATTTGACCTATGGTTAACTCGCCGCCATATCTTCCTGCTTCGATACGAAAGCGTCTTTTACGACCTCTCAACTTTTCAGTCATTTTATCAATGTCTTCATCTAATGTGCTCATTTGTCTGTCCTCTGTCTCAAGTTTTAAAAGTTAATCTAATAAATTAGAAATGTCTAATGTGTTAGGTATCTTGTTAAGTTCTTTAACGAACAATGCACAAGGTGGGTTAGGTCCATCACTTAAAGGAACTACTAGCATATGTCCGTTTTTTAATTTAGGAAAAAACCATTTCACATCTTGATAGATATTAGTTATCGAAATATCCTTGCACTCTAATCTACGATTGGATAACGGATTGATTGTAGCAGTTAAAAATCCTCTGTTGTTCAAACTAGTAAGAGGAATAACTTCTAGAGCTGTTAAATCCTCGTCAGTAATTGCTATACTCCAATCCATAGGCATCTGTATATCATGGTCTCCGATACGCAAGCAAACAGCTGGTGCATAGAAACTTTCTAAAAATATCAATGGTAGGAAGTAGTAGTCCATCCATTCCTTGTCGGACGTATCAAACACACTAAATCGTATGTCGTCTATCTGATCTGGTACTGTGTCTAGTTCGTAGACTGTGTTTTCAACAGTTAATATCTTCATTAATACTCCAGTTTTGTTATTTTAAACGGAAAGCCCTGTTCTCTATAAAACACTTTACGTTTTGTTAAATGCCTTTTACTATACTTTAAATTGCTAGTAATGTCAACCACACGCAAGTATTCTTTGTCTTCAGCTTTACGTATGCCCCTACCTATGCTTTGTATTACCCTTACAAAACTTTTGCCTGGCTCTAAAAGAACTAGATTAAAGATTCTGGGTATGTTAATACCTACTGCCGCTACGCCATATGTAGCAACAATTACCTTATTATCCGCTTCACTAATTTCTGCATACTCGTCTTGCCGGTCAGTTGTTTTCATCCTGCCGCTAATAAATGCCCAGTCTGGATTCCTTTCCGCTAACATTTCTCCCGTTGCAATTCGATCAATCAGCACAAGTGTATTACCAGCGTCAGCTAACTTTGATATAATTCCGGTGAGCACATCTATTCGTGTAGGATCTGTGACCAACCACTTCAGCTCCTGTGCATAGTTACCAAAGCCCATAACACCATCTTGTAGCTGGAATATATCAATATCTAACTCTGCTAATACACCTTTGTCCTGGAGTTCCTTACTACTCAAGTTACCAACTACAGGACCTATAGAGCACACACATCCTATTGCTTCATGCTCATCTTTAGGTATAGTGCCTGTTAGTCCCCACCTAATAGAACATTAGCAAATGCGCCGCCTAATAAATTGCGCAATACATCAGCTTTTGCTTTGTGCACCTCATCGACCATAATACATACTACGCCGGTGAGAAATTGATCTATTGGAAAGTCTGCTTCAAATT